TAGATTACATCGACACGTTGAGTCAATCATACAGAATACCCGGTGGACCAATACATGAGCTGTCACAAAAGATTATTAGAAATGTTTCAAAGCGATACGATAAAGATTATATGCCAAGACAAGAGGTGGGTGATTTGACAAGATACTCTGACGTTACACAGATAGACATGTCACAAGGCGAGTGGTTGGTATTGTCAACTGCAAATTATTTTTTAGATGACATAAAAGAATTATGCAGACTGCAGGGTTGGTACTACTCACACAAAACAAAAAACTCTATAAAATTAGATTTACTTCTTGCAATACAAACCTGGGAAAAATGGAGAAACAGTGAAACATTATTACCAATAGCATCAATAAAAAATATTTATTCTTATCTCGGTAACAACGTTGCGCCAGGATACAAGACTGGTAAGACTATGGACGAGAACGAAGATGGTTATTACATAGAAGAGTGCCTCGAGAAACACGGATTACAAACTCAAGATGTTTGGTACAAAGCATTCGATGGGTTAGACGCTGAGACAGAAAACTACATACGAAACATGTTGGCCAACAAAGAGAAAATTTCACAAACACCACGCATAACTTTATCAACAATACACGGAGCAAAAGGAGGAGAAGCTGACAATGTATTACTTTTACCTGATATTACTAAGTCTGCTCTTGATCACAACGATATTGATCCAGACGAATTACACCGTCTATTCTATGTTGCTGTGACCAGAGCAAAAAAATCTTTACACATACTAGAACCAAGAAATTATGAGAGGAGTTACACAATATAATGGCTTACAAAATATCAGAACATGCAAGAATTCAAAATATTAAATACTTATCAACCGAAAGTGGTTTTTTAATATGCAAGTGGAATGACATTAAAAAAAGAGTTTACAAAAAACAAAAAGTTGAAAAGGCCAACGGAGATTACAAAAAGTCTGCCGGGTCGCGTAAATGCGAAAGGCTAAAACACACTTTGACAAAAGAAGAATTTTTTCAAGCATGGGAAGAACACAAAATAAAGTATGGTTGGAACTGTTATTACACAGGTAAGCCTATGAAAATAGGTAGAAAATTAGCAGTCAAGGGTGCAAAGAAAAGACACTCAACACCGCCGGATCTACTATCCATAGACAGGTTTGATACCAATATTGGATACACCAAAGATAATATTGTGTTTTGTCGTTGGGATGCCAACGACATAAAAGGTTCTATAACGATTGAACTTTGTAAAATAATAGTGAAAAAATACTACGAAAGACTACAGAGACCAGGTAAAAGTTTATATCAAGAAGGTGGTCTGGTGGAAACAAGCATGGATTTTGGTCTGTGGCAGAAAGATAATGTTAGAAGAATAAAAAAACAAATAAAGAAGATGTATGAAGAAGAATGATCCAGTAAATTTTCCTGCTCACTATAACAAAGGCGACATAGGTTGCATTGATGCGATTAAGTCTTGCCAAGGTGACGGTTTTAAATACTATTGTCAGGGTTCAGCGATTAAATATATTTGGCGCCACGAGCACAAAGGTAAACCAGTAGAAGATTTAGACAAAGCCATTTGGTTTCTGAACAAGTTAAAGGAAGAATATAAGTGAGAACATTACAGCAGCCATTATTTACACCAGAGACAGAATGGGTGCCACCAGAGAGACTACCAGATTTATCTAGTCATAGTGAAATAGCTATCGATTTAGAGACAAGAGATCCAAACCTGCTCACAATGGGATCAGGTGCGGTAAGAAGAGACGGGGAGATAGTCGGCATAGCCGTTGCGGTCGAGGGCTGGTCCGGCTATTTTCCTATAGCGCATGAAGGTGGCGGCAACATGGATCGCGCATTAGTATTAGATTGGTTTGAAGAATTATTAAACAATACCTCTACAAAAATATTTCACAATGCGATGTATGATGTGTCCTGGATTAGATCACTTGGTTTTCACATAAACGGTGGCATCATTGACACAATGATTGCTGCAAGTTTGATTGATGAGAACAGATGGAGTTTTACATTAGACTCTGTTGGTAAAGATTATATTGGCATGCGTAAGAATGAAAAACTTTTACAAGATGCTGCAAAAGACTTTGGTGTCAATCCAAAAGCAGAGATGTGGAAACTACCTGCACCATTTGTAGGTGAGTATGCAGAGAAAGATGCAGAGATCACACTGAAGTTATGGCATGCATTGCAGCATGAGATATCAAAACAAGATCTGTGGGATGTATTTAATTTAGAAACTAATTTGTTTCCATGCCTGGTCGATATGAAATTTCAAGGTGTGCGTGTAGATGTACAAAAAGCTATGTCTGTCAAGGCACAGCTACAAGAAACAGAGAAAAATTTATTACAAGATATTAATAAGTTAGCAGGATTTGACGTGGAGATCTGGGCTGCTGCATCTATTGCAAAAGCATTTGATGGTCAAAAGATTCCATACGACAGAACAGAGAAAGGCGCACCAAGCTTTACAAAAAACTTTCTTGCTACACACCCAGCTGAGCTACCAAAACTAATTAACGAGGCAAGAGAGATTAACAAAGCAAACACAACTTTTATTGATACAATACTCAAACACGAACACAACGGCCGCATACATGCAGAGATAAATCAGATACGATCTGATCAGGGTGGTACAGTGACAGGACGTTTCAGTTACAACAGTCCAAACCTACAGCAGATACCAGCACGTCACAAGCATCTGGGCCCACTGATTAGAAGTTTATTTATACCAGAAGAAGGACACAAGTGGGGTTGCTTTGACTACAGTCAACAAGAACCTAGAATACTTGTACACTTTGCATCACTGATGAGACTAGAGGGCACAGAAACTATTGTAGACGAATACAGGAGCGGCAGTGCAGACTTTCACCAGATGATTGCAGACATGGCCGGCATCGAACGTAAACAAGCAAAAACAATTAATCTTGGCATCATGTACGGCATGGGCAAGAACAAACTTATGGCAGAACTAGGATTGATGAAAGATGCTGCTGAGAAACTATTAAAAACGTATCACCAAAAAGCACCGTTTGTAAAAATGTTATCGGAGGCTGTGGCGCGACGCGCCGATGACTCTGGTAAGATTAGAACGATAGGGGGACGACTGTGCCACTTTGATATGTGGGAGCCCCATGGCTTTGGTATTAAGAAACCATTGCCACATGCTGAAGCACTTAGGGAACATGGCCCGGGGATTAAACGCGCGTTCACGTACAAAGCTTTGAACAAGTTGATCCAAGGGTCAGCTGCGGACATGACAAAATTATCCATGTTGGCTCTGTACAGAGAGGGGGTGATTCCCCATATTCAAATACATGATGAACTTGATATCTCAATATCAAGCCCTGAAAAGGCACAAAAAATTATTGATGTTATGGAGCAAGCGGTTGAGTTACAAGTCCCAAACAAAGTAGATTACGAAAAAGGAGACAACTGGGGTGACATACAGTGATGAAGATCCGGTAGAAATTACGCTAGGCATATGCCAGTCATGCGATAATTATGTCCCTTTTGTAAGATTAGTGACCGGTAAAGATGACCGGGTGTATCAGTGTCTGACATGCAAGGCGCGTCATACCCAACACGTCAACGGTAAAATTACGTTTAAGTATTTAGAGGAACTGTACTCAATAAAAAATGCCGGCAGCAAGAGATAGCCACCGGCATATGAAGGTGAGAGATATTTTTAAAATAAATTAAAATAAACTATTGTCAAATATAATATTCGCTCTATATAATCCCATATAATAATATAATAAGGAGGCAACATGCCAGACATAAGTAAATTTAAATCAGTGTCAGTATCTACAGACACACACGCAAAACTGTCTAGTCTAGCACAAAATAGATTTGAAGTGCCAGTAAGTGTGCAAAAAGTTATAGAATTTTTATTAGAGAAAGAACTAAAAAAGAGGAAAAATGGTAGATCTAACGGGAAATCACGAGGTTAAAGCCATCTGTCCCAGGTGTTTTGGGAACGGTTTTATTCGTATGCAGGCAGGCTGCGCACACCAGGTAAACTGCCCACAGTGTGATAGTCAAGGCGAAGTATGGTTGCCAGCCAATCAATGTCGTATTAATATCGAGGGTGGCACTGAACCGAAATGGATGAAAAGTGGAGAAACGATATGAGTTTAATGGAGAAACGAATAGATAACGTGCTCAAGGCCATGAGAGACGCTAAAGATTATGGTTGTAAAGTAATGTGGAATAATAAACTACAACAATTATTTGAAATTAGAGGGAGAAAAGCTTTTGAAAGACTTGAAGATCAAGCTCGAATGGTCCACTAGCGATCTGCTGGTGTGGGTAATTTTAGCTATGGGGGTACTCT